GGCGACTTCGAGCAGACCCGCCGCTGGAACCCGTTGCAGCCCCGATGAACGCCTGGCACTTCATCTGGATTGCCTCGGGGATCTTCTGGCTCCTAGTTCTGGGATGGTATCTGTGGTAGTCTCCGACACCTATCTCCTGCTCTATGTATCCGCCGTCCGTGAACTCATCACCGCCCTCCACAAAGAAAGCGCATCCGGTCTTATCCCGCACAACGCCCTACCCCTCCTCACCGTCATCGACAAACATACTCGGAACATCGAAAGGCTGCTTCGCAATGCCCAAATTGGATCAACATCACAGCAGTAAACTCGTAAAGGTCCTTTACATCGGCGACTCCGGCACGGGCAAGACCGGATCACTCGCTTCGCTCGTGGGTGCAGGCTACAACCTCAAGATAATCGACCTCGATAACGGCCTCGACGCCCTCGTCCAATTCGTCCGCAAAGACCACCTCGACCGTCAGGGCAATGTCGAGTTCGAGACCGTCCGCGACATCTACGAAGTCGGCGCCGCAGGCCCACGCATTAAGACCGCTCGGGCCTTTGTCGAATGCTCCAAGCTCCTAACCCGCTGGACCGACAACTCCATTCCCTCCGAGTGGGGCCCCAAGACCATCTGCGTCATCGATTCCCTTACAACCCTGGGTAAAGCCGCGTATGAATGGTCAAAAGGCCAGAACCCCGGCGCCAAGGACCCCCGCCAATGGTACTTTACAGCCCAGCAGGCCCTCGAAAACATCATCGCCATGACCACCAGCGAGGCCTTCAGCACCAATCTCATCATCATCTCCCACATTAACTTCCGCGAACTCCCCTCCGGCGAAATCAAAGGTTACGCCTCGACCATCGGCTCGGCCCTGGGACCTACGGTCCCCAAATACTTCAACTCCATGATCTTGGCAGAGACCGCCGGATTTGGTAAGAACATGATGCGGCGAATCCGCACCGTCTCAACCGGCATCGTTGACCTTAAAAATCCGGCCCCATTTAAACTGGATAAGGAACTCCCGCTCGAAACCGGGCTAGCGACCCTCTTCGAAACCCTAACCACAAAGGACAACTGACATGGCTTTGAACTTCGTAGAAGCCCTCGAAAAGACCGCCGCGGACATCAAACGCCCGCCCCTTCTCCCTATCGGCACTTACGAATGGACCATCAAGAAATACGAGTTCGACAAGTCCAACGACTCCAAATGGGAGATCTGCGCCTTCCACGTCACCTGCACGGGCGTGGGCGACGACGTGGACCCCGACGCGCTCGCCGACTTCGGCTCCGCCACCGGGAACTACCAGCGCCTCACCTTCCTCTTCGACACCGAAGACCGGGCCCGCTTCGACCAGACCCTCTACAAACTCAAGAAGTTCCTGCAGGACCACGTCAAATGCTGGGACGACAACGGCTCGGGCTCCCTCAAAGAGGGCATCGCCAACGCCGTCGGCCACAAGTTCTCCGGCGTCATCCGCTGGCGCGCCGACAAGGTCGATCCCGAGGTCCAGTACTCCGAGATCTCCAAGACCGCGCCCATCCGCTAACCCACAATGGCGCCTACCTACCGGAAGACGATTATTTGGTGGGGGCAAAAAATCCGTCATTGACGAATCGGCCCGGGAGAGGCGTAGCCGACGATCGACTGTCAGGGCGGGGCCGCGAAGCGGCCCCGCCCTGCAGCGGTGGCTGCCCTCCCGGACGATTGGTCATAGGATTTTTCGGGGCCCCGGCAAAAAATCTCGGGTAGGCGCCTCGGCCCTTGGCACATAGAGCAAAGCAGTGAGCGATAAACCCGTCACTTACCAAAAGCCCGGCCCAACTGTCATACGCAACGACGTCGGCACCTATGATGTTGTCGACATCCTTAAGGGCAGCTTCAAAAGTGAGGAAGATGCTTGGGCGTGGCTCGAAGAGGAGACTGCACATGGACATCTACGTCATCTGGTCAATCAACAAAGCCAGTTGGGTCTCAAAAGCCGCTAACTACACCAGCCAACTGAACGATGCGAAGCAGTTCCCGACTCAGAAGTCGGCCCTCGACCAGTGCGTCAAGCACTCCTACAACAAGTCGATGGACTGGATGCCCCTGCGCCTCAACGACCTCCAGCAGGTCCAGGCCCTCATAAAATGACCACCGATCCAGCCATCATAGAAGCTGCGGCACGGGCGATGAGCGACGAGGACGCGGCGGGCATGGACCCATGGTGGTATCGCAATCTCGCCCAATCTGCCCTTGCCGCCGTCACTCCCATGATCGAAGCCGCTGCACTGGAGCGAGCAGCGAAGGCGATAGAGACAGAGGAGGAGGACTACCTGATGCGGGGAGAAGTGGTCGCCGCCATACGCGCTCTGAAGGAACAGCCGTGAAACTGGCCTTGGTCGGCGAAGCCTGGGGTAAGGAGGAAGCAGCGACCGGCAAGCCCTTCATGGGCAACGCCGGTCGCATCCTCAACGGCTTGCTGGCGCAAGTCGGCATCGTTCGTGCCGACTGCTTCATTACCAACTGCTTCAACCTCCAGCCCAAGCCTTCCAACGACATAAAGAACTTAACGGGGCCTCGGCTCACAGGCATCGCCGATATGCCTGCACTCATACCCGGGAAATACATCCGAGCGGAGTTCCAGTCCGAGCTCACTCGTCTGTATAACGAGCTTGCTCAGGTGAAGCCGAACCTTATCGTGGCGCTGGGCGCCACGGCCTCGTGGGCCCTGCTCCGCACTACGGGTATCGCCAGCATCCGTGGCTCCGTCGCGCAAAGCGCGTGGGGTAAATGCCTGCCGACTTATCATCCCCAAGCCGTCGGTTACGACTGGTCCCTTCGTCCTGTCCTCTTCGCCGACCTCTGCAAGGCGAAACGAGAGGCGGAGTATCCCGAGATTCGCCGGCCGCCGCGTGAAGTGTGGATCGAACCGTCCCTCGAGGACCTCGGGACGTTTGAGGAACATCTCGACGAAGCCGAGATGTTGGCCGTCGACATCGAGACCATCGGGGATATGATCACATGCGTCGGCTTCGCCCCTTCCCACGACCGCGCGATCGTCGTCCCCTTCTTCGACGCACTCAAACCCGGCAGGAACTACTGGCCATCCTTCGAGGAAGAACGCACCGCCTGGCAGTGGGTGGCGAAGTGGTGCCGGAGCCCGATCCCCAAGGTCCTGCAGAACGGCCTGTATGATATCAACTTCCTCTGGAAAACCATGGGCATCGCTGTCGTGAACGCAGTTCACGACACCATGCTGCTGTCGCATGCGCTTCAGCCCGAACTCCAGAAAGGCTTGGCCTTCCTGGGCTCCATCTACACCGACGAATCGAGTTGGAAGCTCATGCGCCGGAGCGCCACCGCGAAGCGGGAGGAGTGAATGGCCAGCAGCCTTGTCAACAAGATTGTTCGCGTCAAGCTCACCGCAGAAACGGGGAAACTAGTGGGCGGTTACGTCCTCAGCACCGGGACTGTCTACTTCATCACCACGCCCCTACGCACACTGGAGATAGAAGTCCCGCGTGACGCCGAGATAACCGACTATCTGGAAGAGATCCGTGCAGAAAATCCGGACTGACCAACTCACTGTCGAGCGTCTTGCCGGCCTGACTGCCTTGGAGCGCGAGTCCGTATACAACGCGCTCGACGTGTGTGTGACCCACGAAGTCCTGGCGGCGATGTTGCCCCAGCTGGACCCTGTTTCACGTGGAACCTACGACTTCAGCCGCGCCCTCCAAGGCCCCGTTCTCGAGATGACCATCCGCGGCCTGCGCGTCGACATCGAGCGCCGCGATCAGCTCCTGCAGACCATTAACGAAGACATCGAGCGCCTGTCGGAGGCGCTGGATGAGATCCTCCACGAGGGAATCGGCACGGACGTTTCCTGGCGCTCGCCGCAGCAGCTCATGAAGCTGTTTTACGACGTCCTCAACATCCCACCCGTCCGCAAGCGAGGTGCGGACGGGATGCGCATGACCGTTAATCGCGAAGCGATCGAGCGGCTGTCCATGTACTTCCTGGCCGAGCCGATCTGCCTCTACCTCCTCGCCCTGCGCGACCTCGACAAAAAGCGCCAGCTGCTCGAGACCGGCATTGACCGGGACGGCCGGATGCGTACAAATTTCAACATCGCCGGCACCACTACCGGTCGATTAGCATCGGCCATCAGCGACTTCGGAACCGGCACAAACCTGCAGAACCTCGACCGCGAACTTCGCTCAATTTTCATTGCCGACGCCGGCTATAAGCTGGCGAATCTCGACCTGGAGCAAGCTGATGCGCGCAATGTCGGAGCAATATGCTGGAACAGTTTTGTCGAAACTCACGGCGAAGCCTTCGCCGGCTCTTATCTCGATGCTTGTGAAGGCGGAGACCTCCACACAACAGTTTGTCGCATGGCTTGGCAAGACCTCCCTTGGACCGCCGATCTACGAAGAGTGGCAGATAGCATTGCTTATCGATCTCTTTCGTATCGTGACCTCGCAAAAAAGCTCGGACACGGTACAAATTACTACGGAAGTCCTCCAACTATGGCGCGCCACACTAAGGTCGATCGAAAGACAATCGAGGACTTCCAGCACCGATACTTCACCGCCTTCCCCTGCATTGGTTCAACTAACCGATCTGACCACCTCACTTCCAATTGGCACAATTCAGTACGTCAACATCTCAAGACCGCCGGATACCTCACAACCCTTCTCGGCCGCCGTCGGTATTTCTTTGGACGATGGAACGACGATGAAACTCTGCGGGCGGCTATCGCCTACGAACCCCAGTCCCTTACGGCTGACGAAATCGACCAAGGCCTCCTGAACCTGTTCCGCGCCGACCGCGTGGACCTTCTCCTGCAGGTCCACGATTCGATCCTGATCCAATTTCCCGAGGAACGAGAAGACGACATTGTACCCTGGGCGCTTGCCGCCCTCCGCGTCCACATCCCCCTCGCCAAAGAGCGAGACTTTGTCGTCCCGGTCGAGGCCAAGTGCGGCTGGAACTGGGGCGATGCCAACGACAAAAACCCGGATGGACTCATCAAATGGGGCGGCTCGGACTCGAGGAAGCGCTCGGAATCACCTTCGACGACAAGCCCAAGCCTGAACCTGGTCAAACTAGTCGGGTAGGCTCATGGCTGGACGCTTTCATCGATTACATGACGCCGTTTTCGGTGCCGGAACTGTTCTCGACCTGGGCCGGCCTTGGCGCCTTGAGCGGCGCCATTGAGCGCAAGCTCTGGCATGAAACCGACCGCGGCCGT